GTGCAATTAAAAATTCAGGAACAGCAAACTTGTTTTGTAAAAAATCAATTAGTTTTGTTGCAAAATTATCATGCTCAAAATAGGCTAGTGCTACAAAGTACCAACCAATGTAAACACGATTTCCATGCACATCAACTTGGCAAGTTAGATTTGGGTTGTTGAGTATTGTTTGCCAGTTTGCTTGGAGTTTGGTAGCATGTCGATGCATCTTACTAAAATAAAAATCTTCAATAATCAATTTGATCAACTGGCCTGCTTGGAGATTTTGCAAAATATAATTTATTGTATTTTTATAAAACCCACCTTGTACTAGTAATTTATACACACTAGAGGATAACAGCATCTGCAGATAATCGTCTGTGCTAAAACTTTTAGCACCAACTACAATAGTTTCGTGCCCGTGCCCTCTATAATCTGACCATCCATTTAGTCGGTCTACTGTTTGAATTCCAAATCGATCTCTATAATCTCTAGCATAAGCTGGCGATTCTGGCAACAACATCCATTCATAAAACTGTATGCTTAGACGGTGTTGACCTAATACATCTAACTCTGTATAAAATTTTTCCAGAGTCATTCCCGGCAATCCAAGAATTATCTCAACGTATATAGGTAGTTTGTTATTTTTAGCAATAGGATATAACGCCTCTAATTGTTTATCTAATGAAATATTTTTTCTATCTATATTTTTTAAAACTTCTGCATCTAGAGTCTGAATGCTTATTTTAATTTCTTTTTGCTGACTCAACCCTGCTTTTACATCTAGTTCGACTATTTGTTTTATAGTGCCGAGCCTATTTTCAGTTTTAGCAAATCCGCCATAGCCAATTTCAAATTTTTGTTTTGACCAAAACGGTTTTTTTGTTAGCATTTTGATAATTTGTACGTCTCTATCTTCAAAAATTCCAAAGTTAGCATCACCTATATACAAAAAATCCAAATAAAAATGTTTCAGTACTGTAATATCTTGTTGTATGCTATTCAGTGATCGTTTGATAACAGTGGTATTAATACCTCCGCCCCAATCACAATATGTACATCCGTAAGGGCACCCTCGTGTGGTTTCTAACAACGCTAATAGTTTTGATGTGGGAGTGATTTGCCTTTGAGCTTCAACAAAATTATTCAAATGGTCAAACTGTGCGGCATATGGCGCATAGTCATAATCGTAGTGTTTTTTATCTTTGCGATGCATGACTTTTTGACTGGCAGTAACAATCCGACTAATTCCTTTGGGATAGCGTATGTCTGTTACTTGATCCCAGTCAACCGATCCGTTGTTGTAGTTGTCTAGTATTTCTTTAAAACAAATTTCACCATAACTATCTCCTGGCAAACTAGCATCAATATACCAATTTTTGTTAAACCAGTTTATGTCGTACTTGAAATATTGATGAGGCCCACCTGATATTATCAAACAATTGGGAAATTTTCTTTTGACCCACTCGGCCACAGTGTGACTGATTTTATAATTCCACACATACAAACTTATTGCAAAAATATCAGGTTTAACTTCGGATATAATTCTATAGATAGTGTCTAAGTTTTCTTCGCTATAGATGTCCAAATAACACGGGCTCCATGTCCAATCGTTTTGTTTTTGTCCATTTCTTTCATAATAAGTTTTTGTACTTGCCCACAAGACTGGTAACAAAATTTGATCGCTGGTTCTTGGAAAATTAGCAATAACAATAGTTTTTTTCATTAAGTCTTTTCGAACACATATATTGCCAACCCGCCGTTTTGACTGTTGAATAATGCATGTGCATCTACAAATTTATTTTTCCAACTTGGTTCAACTGAAATAAAACGCAAGTCAGCACACAATTTTAAAACATCGCCTGATGTAAAACTCAGTTCGTAAGGATTGTTTTCTTGATCTTCGTACAAAATTTTGTTGTGATACTTGATACGAACAAATTTTTTAAGAATTTTACCGTAAGGGTTATACAATGCAAGTAGTAATTTTCCTTTTGGTTTTAATAAACTTTTCATTCTTTTCAAAGCTGATTGATATTCAGGTATGTGATGTAATACACCACAGCAAATTATCACGTCAAATTGTTTATTTGTATGGTATTTTAAAAAATCTTCTTTGACCCAGTTGATGTTTTTTATGTTATAGGTATCAGAAAAACTACTGGCATAGTCGATAGAATCTGAAAAATCAACGGCTGTAAATTTACTGTGGGAATACTTCAAGGCAAACAAGTTACTAACCAGCCCGGTGCCACATCCTACATCTAGTACTGATAAGTTGTTTTCTAAATTTTTATCTATTTCTTGCAAATATAGATTATGAATACCTTCTACATCATAGAATTGAATATCTTTAATACTATAAGTTCCGGGAAATCTAAGTCTGCTGTAAAAATTTTTAATTATGTCTGAGTTCATTTAAAATAACACGAAATTGATCGTCTAGTAGTTCAGCGTCAGATTCAGCTACATAATCATACTCTGAAAATTCTGGTATGTGCATTTTCATTGCTTGTTTGGAAATATCTATTGCTACATTTCTGTGTTGTCCTAATTTGGGATCAACTTTTAAAATTTTTTCTAACACAAAATCATGATATGCTAATACAACAGGATGCGGGTCACTATCGTGACTGTAAATCAAGTATTCTTTTTTGCTCAAAAAATATTCCCACATTCCGCTATAATCATGTGGTTCAAATTTGTTATCAGGACTGGTTGCAAAGTTATCCCAGTTTATTAAATTAAACAGATTTTTCATAGGCTTGAGATCAAGTATATGTTTTGCAAAATCTATTTCTTCATCGGTAATTATTTTTTTGTTGTTCCAAGCCAGTTGAAACTTGGGTATGTATTGAGGCCTACAATCCAAGAAGGGATTGTGAACAAACATCATAGTGTATTTGCAGTTGTATTTTCCCAACAACAGTTGAGTGTTGTATATTGTTTGAAATTGGTTCACAACAAATTGTGTCAAACTGGGCTGATAATCAGGATGAGTTCTGTACATGCCACGATAATCTTGAGATTCTGTGAACCATAACTTGCCGTTGGTGTTTGGAAAAAATCCCTTGACGTCTTTGTTGTTTATCCAGTCTTCATCATACCATGTGCTCATCCTGTGATTTTGTGTCCACATTATTATCACATGATCATTGGGACTAATACTTAATATTTTTTCTAACAATGTCCAATAAATATTGTCATTACTATAACCTTTGTAACCACAATTAGTCACAGGTCCTGCGTAAACTTCTAGCCAGTCTGCCCAAGTAGGCCAATGCCACTTGGTCGCACTGCACCCAAAAGTATAGATCATACCAAATCCTTGTAAAATTATTGGCTCCGGTCCCTGGAATCGAACCAGGCTTCAGGGATTAACAGTCCCCCGCCTACACCGTGTTTGCTTGACCGGAAAAATATCTTGGCGGAGAGTATTGGAGTCGAACCAATCCACCGGTTACCCAGTGACAGATTAGCAATCTGTTGCCTTGCCGCTCGGCCAACTCTCCGTGTGAATACTTATGCGGTATCTGGCGGTCCCTGGGAGAATTGAACTTCCGCCTGAGGCGTGACAAGCCTCTATACTAACCACTATATTTTGGTAAAATTAGATAGGTTTATTCTGTTACGAGGAAAACCTATCAAAACCCTAAGCGATGTTTAGGCCGCTAAGACAAATTGTGAGTCATTTGCATTTACTTTTTTTGCTTGATTTACGGTCATCGCCTACCGTGTCGCCGTCTCTACTATCTAGCTCAATCGATCCTGTGTCATCCCCACCTAAATATACTGTATACACTTAGGTGGAGATGCCGGGCACTGCCCCCGGGTCTTGAACTCCTTCGTTTTGAAGGGATTACAACAATATTTGTATTATATATTTATTTGATCAACTTGTCAACCACCACGTCCGGTAACCTTGCGCATGGGCTTGCCACCAGGTGAGGGTGGTGCTTTGCGTTTGGCCGCTTTCTGTTGTGTTTTGCTTAGTTTGTCATCAGATTGTGATGTGGCTTGTTTTTTTGCAAGTGCCTCTTTTATTGATTCTGTAAAGTTTTTGCTCATCGCATACTCCAAATTGGTGCCTTGGGAGGGACTCGAACCCCCAGTCAAAGGATTATGAGTCCTCTGCTTTAACCGTTAAGCTACCAAGGCCAATGTGTATTATATAGTAATATTGTTGCTATGTCAAGCAATGGTAATGAATCTGAGCAGTAACCTAGCAAGGAAATCCAATCAGTTTCCTTAGTCTGCACGGCTCATCATGTATGCTTTAATGCCAAACTTTTCCAAAGTTTCAGCATAGGCACGGGCGCCAGTTTCTTTCACATCCATGCTTTGAGTACCACTACCACCTGGGTTCCACAAGTCCAGGCCACCTGAGTAAGATTTGCGGAAGCCCACAGTTTTAAGAGCACGACCCAATTTGGTACTGGCTTTGACAGGTACGTTGACCCAGGCAAAACCACAGTAGGCCATTTCACCATGCTTGGCAACAAAGTCTGCTTCGGCTTTACGAGCGGCCTCTGTAGCAGTATTGTGAACGGATTCAATGTTTTCGAGTGCAATCATTTGGGGCTCCTTGTTTGTGTTTATGTCCATATTATAGCATTTTGGGAATAATCGGTCAACCAATTACTCACCGTACTCGTCAGACTCTGCGTAATCTTCTGATGCTTCGCAAAATATTTTCATCCAATGTTTCTTGGGCAAGGCATGCAACAATTCAGGAGTCACATAACATGGATTTTTGAGTTCGTATGTTTCTCTAGCACGACGGGCTAACTTTTGTATTACTTTTTCATAAGTTTCAGCAACCACAGGGTCAGCCAACATGTCCACATATATTTTTTTCTTGCTCAGTTTGAACTTCTTGAGCATAACTGGCTCCCAAGTTTGATCATAGTCGCCGTATGCAATGTCCTTGCACACTTTCTGCAAACTTACTGGGGTTACCTTGATTGTGTTTTTTAAAGTTACTTGCATTCTGGCTCCTGTTTTGTTACTGTATGTCCATATTATAGCATTTTGGGAATTATTGGTCAACCTTTTTAACCCGTATATCTGTGTTCAAAACAGGTGTATACTTTTGTATTAATTCCCGCTCCAATTTATGTGCTTGGGCTTTGCCACGCACGATGTCCACAATCGCTGAGTTTACAGCCCGCTCGCCGTTTGTGCGAATTGCTTCGTACAAGTTCCAGCTCTTGTCCTCAGTGCGACTGCGGTAGATGTGCTTGTTAACACGACTCTGCAGGCTCATGTTAATAGTACGCTGGGTTTTAGCGGTAATACCAATGTAGTACTCTGCCCCAATTTGGAGCATGTATACTATATGAGTGCGATCTGAACGTTTCTTTCTTATCATGTGTGTATTATAGCATTTTGGGCATTTTTGGTCAACCAAAAAGTACTAGTACAAAAGTACTACTTTTTAGGGGCTAAAAAAGTAGTACTTTTTATGTACGCTCAAGATAACGCAAAAAACGGCCCAAATCCCCATACATGGCGTACATGGTTGCTTGGGTACTACCAAACAAATGCAACACAGGAGTCTTACCTGGTTCAATATAATACGGACAATCTAATTTCCTGCTCAACACCAATAAGTCGCCCATGCGATAAATTTTAGGTACTGCAAACCCGTACGAAGTAATGTGTTGTTTTTTAAAAATATCAAACCCGTTTTGGGTAAGCCTAAGCCCATCTTGTTTGGTAAAAATCATCCACCAGTCAACAAGAGCTTGTTCGTAGGTAAGGCGCTCTTCCGTAGGAAGAAATTCTAGTAGTTTAAGAGTGATTTCTTTTTTACTTGACATCGGGGTACACTTGCGCCCCTTGTGTCAAGAGAACAACTGTGAACTTGTCGGTCTTGAATTGTGTGTTAAGTTTACGTGCCAAGTTTTTTGCATGACCAGGATTTGAAAAACTGACCTTCTTGTACTTGGGCCCGGGATACTGTGTCAGCATGTTGCTAGTTTTAAGATTAATGGGCTTGCTATCATAAAATACAGCCCAAACACCTTCTGAGGCCAATACTTGTTCGGTCTTGTAGGTTTGCTTATCTGTGTGTTCAATCAATACAGTTGGCTTGGGTCTCGACATCATTATCTCCGTAGTTTATTTATCTAATAAACTACGTGTTTTTGAAACTGCCACCATTCAATTCAACCGTAATTGCTTCGGTTTTAGATACAGACGATTGTGTATGTAATACTTCAAGAGTCAGCAGTAACTTAGTGATATCACTATGTAAATCTTTAGCATCACGCAAGCTCATGGTAAAATCACGCTGGCCACGGGATTCGTGTGCCTTGATCGCATCAACAAAACGATTGATATGCAGACTCATTTTATATAAGGTGTCAATTCAGGTGGTGTCCAGCCTACCGGCTTTAGTACCTTGCCATCTTCACGTTTACAAACCTTACCGGTAGCAGAATCAATTTTGGCAAAGTTGGTACGCATGACTTCATTCCATGCTCCTTCGGCATCCACACCCAAACTGTGCAATGCACCCACAGTGACCACAAGGATATCAATCAAGGCGTCAAGATCATCCTGTTTGGCGTTACTAGCAATAAGTTCATTAAATTCTTCTGCAATGAGATTACAATACAATTGATATTGCTTCTCGTTAAATTCGCCTACTGACTGATCGCAAGCTCGCATAAATGTTTCTTGATCTTTGAATATATTAGCCATATTAATCTTTCACAAATAAATTAGTTTGTCCACCGGCTTCGTCACGAGAGTGATACGGTCCTTGGTAAGCATAACGCTCCAGTGTAATTAGTTTTGGATGCTGTACCATTCGCCACTTACGATGTTGTTTGATTCGATACCATCCGGCAGCGAACCACGACTTAGAGTTATCTTCTTTGGTAAACAACGGTAGTTTACGCTTGACATCCCACAGTGGACTAAACACTTCGCCTTCAACTTCATGTCCGTATACCAAGTTTGGTGGCACAGGGGTTGCTGTTTCTGGCGGTTCGAATTCAATGTTGATGGCTTCGCGAGCCATCTTGATAGTCTTATAACTGATTACACTATTGAGTATTTTTATAGTGCAGTTGCCATTTTCTTTTACCTCAAGCTGACCAATCTTGCGATTATCCTTCTTGAGTATCCAATACTGGTTCTCTACCACTGGTTTGGCTTGTATCATTCAGCACTCCTTTATATGTTTCATTCATCCAACGTCCGAACTGTTCGGCTACGTCACTGCATTTTACCAATTCGTATTTGCCACAGAACTGCATGAACCTCACACCCACTTGTCCCACATCCTTGTGGCTGATTTGTTCCTGTATACTTGAGTCTACAGCGGCCTTGACCTCTTCAGGTTGTGCTGTGAGATCAATCAAGGTACAGTTGCGTTCGTAGTCATCCAACACACGATGCTCCTGACCGTTGTGGTCTGTCCAACGTTGCAACATCATGTTATTCCAGTTATATCCCTTACGGTCCCTGTCGCCAAACGCTTCACGGAGACCAACTTTATTCTTTGTGCCTTTTTCCCGTACTCCCGGATAAGCACTAAACACGTTGTCTGAGCTGTCACCACGCATACACTTTTCAAACAGTAACCACTCGGGGTCTGGAATGACTTTTGGCTGTTTAGTTTTTTTATCATTGACAAGTTTACCTTTAGCATCAAATATGCCCTCCAAGGTTAATAGTTCATCGGCGATACCATTGTATTGAGTGACATTAGGGGCTAATAACTGTACAAAGTCAGTATCACTGCTAATAATAATATGTTTGTCTTGGGGGTGTAATGCAATCCAACGTGCAATGATGTCATCAGCTTCGGCTGTGGGATGACGGATAACACTACAATTGGTTTTCTGTGACAAGTATTTAGTCAGCTCATCATAGGTTTCCCAAAACAGTTTGTCTTCATCTGCTTCCGTCTCGGTCATTTTGCCCCGGGCCACAGCACGATTTGCTTTGTAAGGTGTGTAGAAATCCTTGCGCCAACTGCGTCCTTCCAGTGCAAATACCACGTGGTCTGCTTCAAAACGTCGGGCCATTTTGTTCACCGCCATCAAGGTAATGTGTAAGGCAAATCCTATCTTGGTCCAAGAGTCCGCGGCTCTAAATGCTCCGTGTCTAGCACGGAAAAACATATTGGCAGTATCAATCAGTACGTATTTCATTGGGCGCAATCAAGTTGTTATCGTTAATGTATTGTAACACATGTTGGGCCCAAAAGCAATGGGCATCTGCACCAAAATGCCAACTATTTGCATTGACTGTGCAAAATCCGTTGTTTTTTAGTACACGGTCGTAAGTTTGGTCAGCGTCATATGGCGCCATGTAACACCTGCCCCAATCGTGAGCCTGGGCAATGTCACCAAAATGACTGTTGCCATTGAACATCACATGCCGAACTCCGTTAAGTTTGAGTTCGTTGTGGAATTGCCAAATTTCATCGTGTGCTTGTTGTTGTACCCGATGCCAGTTGACGTCGGCTACAAAGTTTCTATAGCGTTCAGCAAATATGCTCGGCACACTATCTATGCCACTAGCATTGACTTGGTACCAGGTATCCTCATGCAACCACTCTTGTCGTTCCCAAGTTGACCATTGCAATACCACAAACACACCATCATGATTGGTTTGTTCGTGCAACCAAGATCTTGTGGTGCGAATAATACGTGCATTTGATCCGCCAGCTTGTGCGTCAAGATACAAGATTGCATTTAGCCAATTGGCCATCTCACAACCAAAACTCACACGTTCGTTGTCTGGATGCGGTTGTTGTCCCAGTCCCCAATACAAGCCATCATCTGAGGCCCAGGAATGTGAATTTACCGCTTCAGCTGCCGCGGCATGACTGCATCCATTCACATACAAAATCATTTTTGTGTTAATGCTTTAACTGTTTCGGCCTGTGCCACACGTTTGCGTAGACTTGAACTGGAGAATGAGTGATCTCTTCCGTTATAAACAATTTCAATTGTACGATCCGTACACTCGTCTTTGCCGCTAAATTCTTTGAATTCGTATTCTTGTCCTAGGATACGCACATCTAGTGGCAATATTAACAACAGGTCCACAAGATCTTGTTCGGTTTGATACACAACAACCTCATCCACATAACGGCATGCGGCCAATTGTATTTGACGTTCTACAATGCTTTGTACAGGTCGATTTTTTTCAGTTGGACGATCAATTGTGGGATCAGTTTGCAATCCACAAATCAAATAGTCACAGTGATTTTTTGCTTCACTTAGCATGGCGATATGGCCAGCATGCAACATGTCAAAGGTACTGAACGTGATGCCAATCTTTTTACCTTGGGCTTTGAGTTCTTTAGTGTGATTAAATATCATGATACTTCGCTACGTCCGCCACCAATGTCCTTGGTGTTTACATATTGTCCGGCACCTTTGATTATGGCTTGTTCTTGTTCCCAAGTTTCCATAACCACGTGACGGCAAATATTTTGAAACCAACGATCCACAATGTCAGCATCCGCATCATCGGGCTTCATCATGTAACCTGCCTTGACTAACCGTGCCACAAAGATTTCATTCCAGTCTAGTTCAAATGCACCTTGATGCAAATTGTTGGGATCAACATCCATAGATAAAACAGTCACCCATGGTTCACCTTTTTCTGTTGCAATCTCTTTTTCAGTTTTTTCTGGCACCTTGGGTTTAGGCTCAGCACGTGGTTTGGGTACAGGTTCAGGTTCAGGTTTCTTTTTGAAGATG